ATTATGGATTTGAATGTACTGCAAGAAAACTAAATGATGGCGATTATGTCATAGAGAGGATTAATAAAAATGCGTGACCAGGTAATTGTTTTGAGACCGAGTGGACTTAGAGAAGAAATAGATCTATGCGATATTAATACAAAAATACAACCTCATGAAAGAGCGATGAAATACTCTGATAAAAGTAAGAAATCATTCATCGATACAATTCTTGTGACTAAGAAGCATATGTTTACTCATGAGGGAATTGAGATGTTAAAAGAAATTAGTGCTCAACTAGATGTTCCTGAGGTGAATCATGGCTGATGTGAAATGGATAAAGATTGTAACGGACATCTTTGATGATGATAAGATTCGATACATTGAATCAACTCCAAACGGAGATGAAACAATCGTTATATGGTTTAAATTACTTTGTCTAGCTGGAAAGACAACAACTACTGGATTACTCATGATGACTGATCGTATTGCGTATACAGATGAAATGTTAGCAAGTGTATTCAATCGCAAACATAAATCAGTAATGCTAGCTTTAAATCTATTTGAAGAATTAGAAATGATAGAACGATTTGATAATAAGATTCTAATTGCGAATTGGAGTAAACATCAAACTCTAGATAAAATTGAGAAGAAACGAATTAAAAAAGTCGTACGACAATCGTACGACAGTCGTTGAGCAAGAAAGCGACAATCGTTCACTAGAAGAAGAAATAGATATAGAAATAGAAAAAGATACTTTTAAAGATAAAGATTTTAGGTCTTTAGAAGATTTAAATGATGATCCAATTCCTCCAAGTGAAACATATGACGAAATGTTAGGTTTAATTGAAAATGAATTTAAAAGGACTTTATCATCCTCTGAAATAAATAAGTTTAATAATCTATTTTCTAAACATGGTTTTAAGAAAATTAAATATGCATTATTCGAGTCTGTGTTGTATCGAAAACTTAGTTTAGCTTACATGGAAACATGTTTGAACTCTTGGGACAAGAAAGGATATACTGTTGAGCAATTAGGTCAAGGTATACATAACGTTTGAAATGATCAAGACAGATATCAAAGAAGCATTAATAAATTATCACATGTTAAAAAGAGCAATCAAGATTGACCAGGATAATTTAACTGTTATTCGAAATATGAAATCAAAGATTGGTGGATCAGTAGCTAAGTTACCTCAAAACCCTATCTCAAGAGATAAGTTAATTATCAGTAACATGGATAAAGAAGACTTCTATTTACTTGAACTAACTAATCATGAGTATAAGTTGTTCATTGTAAATAAATTCATTGATGAGTGTTCAGTGTTTCCAATTGATGTTAAACAATTTGTAGTTGATCTATACATTAAAAGAATGAGTATCAACGAGTTGGTTGAGTTACATCAGTGTAAGAAAACGTTTATTTATAAAAAGATAGACGAAGAAATAGAATCATTTGTTAATAGAATGAATCAATGAAAATTAGAAAGGTTTCATAAATTATGAATAAATTAATGTACTACTTTATTGATTTAATAATTTTGTTAGAATTAGTACTCATATTTGAAGAATGTTATAGAAAAGGTGAATTACTAGTAGCGATTATATGTATGTTAATGTATGTTGTGTATCTTATATTTAGATTTCATATAGCTTTTAGGAAATGATAAGTATGATTCTAAGTGAATTAATGAGATTTAACTATGTTAAGTATCGCGAGTATCGTAAAGAACATGATAAATTATCTGATGAGGATCTAGATAATCTTGATAAACTTGATCATATGAGTTCATTCGATAAGATTGATGTTAAAGAATTAATTCATGCTGGATATCTTGTACTAGATAAATGGTGTGATTAATAAAACTACTTTTGTGGACATGTCCGCAGAAAAATGATAAATTGTGATAGGATGAAGTAGTTAGGTAGAGGGCACTTGTGTCCTTTTTTTATTGTATAAATGATTTTATGCCCCCCCATATCAAAGTATTTATTAGTGTAAGTAAGATAACGGTGGAGAGTAGGTTCATGTTTGAAAATTCAATTTGAAGTGTCTGGGTAACAACTAGTTGTATACAGGGGGTAACAAGTTAGGAAAGTGAATAAAAATGAGGAGAACGATATCAAACCTATCAAGAGAGATAGGAATCAGTCGAAAAACGATATATAAGCATCTTGCACGACTTAAGATTCCTAAAACTGAAAAAGGCGAAGAATATACTTTGAATGATTGGAATCGATTAAAGGATTCTATTCTTTCTGTAGATCAATCGAATCAAGCTGTATTAAATACATCGATTGAATCAAAAGAAACTGAGAAGAAGTTAGATGTGGATAAATCAACCATTCGTCAAAGATTACTAAATGCGAAAGAAGAGTATGACTTTAATCGTAAAATGATTCAAATATTGCAGAAAGAGATTGATGCGCATATTAAAATCAAACAGTCAACTGTTGATCAAAACCATATGAAGACTTCTAGTGTAATTCCTCAAATAGATCGCCATGAAAAATACATTAAGCTGAACATCCAGGTATCAAAGTTGATCAGTGATTTAGAAGCTGATTTAGACTTGGAAAGTGGAAATGATAATGAGTCCGGTTTATTCTAATAATCCACTTACTGACTTTCATTTACAAGTTGAACAAAGACCAAATGAGTATGGACCTGAGATTAAGCAACAAATAGCGTTACAAAAAGAAATGCTTGTGCTATTTGATTTTGTAGAGGATAAAGGGAAGCGTGTTGTTGATTGGATCGAAAAGTTTTGTGTATTAACTGAAGGTGAAAAAGCTGGTACCAAAGTTAAGTTGATGTTATGGCAAAAATGGGTAATCTATTCTATCTTTGCATTTTATGGAAACATAGAAACAGAAATTTACGATGATAACGGTGTTTTTATAAAGAAAGATTTTAAGTATTCTCGTATTGTAAATGATGTTTTAATTCTTGTAGGTTCTGGAAACGCAAAGACATCATTTGTTGGTTTTATTAATGCATATGTGTTATATAGCGCTGAATTTAAAGCACCAAAAATCTATATAGGCTCAAACGCTTATAAACAATCAAGGCTATGTTTTGATACAACCTACAACATTATATTCAAGAATTCAATATTGTCTAAGTATGCTGATTTAAGGCCATCCATAGGTGAAATAGAAGTAAAAAAGACTAGTGGTAAATTAACCGCAATGTCTAGTGATGGTAAAAATCAAGAAGGAATTATTCCAGCACTATTAATCATCGATGAGATTCACGAAATGAAAAATAGTGCATATGCCGATAACCTTAGAAAATCAACAAAAAGAGATGATGCCTTAATTATTGAAACTTCAACAGAAGGAACAGTACGTAATGGTTATCTAGATCTGCGTGTTGATTTTGGAAAAAAGCTATTATCGAATGATTCTGAAGAAAAAGATTATCGTAAATTGTTTGTAATCTTTAAACAAGAATCAGAAGAAGAGATTCTCGAAGCATTTAGAAGTAATAACATGTCAGTTCTTAGAAAATCTAATCCATCTCTTGGAGTGCCAGGTGCGGTATCAGTTGCATTATTAAAAGACAAAATCAAAGATATGATTAATGATCCTTCTAAAAGAGCGACAACTTTAACGAAAAACTTCAACATCCCACAAAATCCAGTAACAAGTTACTTTAGTGAGAATGAATGTAGAACTAAATCGTTTGATGAAAGTATTTTTATGAATGCGCCTGTTTTCATTGGATTGGATATGGCATATACGCGTAATCCTGATAATGATTTAGCTGGCATTGAAATCCTCATGGTTAATCCATTTACAGAAGAAGAGTATTGCAAGGACATCTATTTTTTACCAAAATACTGGGAGAAACAAACTCGTGAAAATAATGAATTGATTATTGAAAAGTTGGATATGATTAAAGAGAAATCGAAAGTAGATAGTAATATTCACTACAACGCAAAACGAAATCAATATGGCTATCAAGCATATGCGAATCGTGGTGATCTAGTTATTATCAATGAAGAACTCAATGATAAGTTGGTTAGTTTGTATGGTGAGGATGCTAAAACTGATTGCACTGGAATCACAGAGAAGTTTATTATCTACTATTGTGCATATTTAGAAAAAACGTTCAATTTTACAATATGCAAATTTGGATTGGATCCAAATAAAGCAAGTACAATTGAATCTTTCATGAATCAGAACATTCGAAGCTTGGATGGTTTACCGCCAGCAATTAAATTTCGAATGGAAGATAAAAAGATTAGTAATCCAATTATCGAATCTACAAAAGATAAACGTGCAAGAGGTTTAGTTCATAACAACAACAAATTGACTGAACTACATTTTGCATCAGCTCAAGCGAAAGTATCAGATACAGGTATAACGTTCACAAATTCAATGAGAGAACGTAAAGATGGAGTCATTATTAATCTAGCTGCTAGAAGTGCTTACCATGTATTTACTTCAAACAATAAAACTGGTGCTGGAAATCTCGCTGTATTGAAAGAATGGTGGATTAATAGTGGAATATTGGAAAAAGAAGATATATCTCAGTAGATATTGGAAAGAAGAAGTAAGACCAAAAGTTTACGAAAAAGGCAATGGAATTTGCTTTTTTTGTGGGAAGTTAATTCTAAAACGTTGGACATGCCATCACAAAATCGAATTAACTGAGCATAATTATATGATTGAAGAGATTGCGTTTGGGTTAGACAACTTAGTGTTATGTCACTCCGATTGTCATAATCAACATCATGAAAGATTTGGATTTAAAGCATCAATAGTTGAGAATGATTTAGAAATAAATTACGGAAGGAGAAAAGTGTGAAGATACCTTTTACGAACTATAACGTTAATCTGGTAAAAAGAGGTGTTCAGTTTTTAGATTCTCAAAACAACCCAATAACTCTTATTGAGTGGTCGAATGGTTTGAAATATTATAAACCAACTCCATTGTTAGAAGTTATCTATTCAACAATGGCTTCTGAATTTGCAAAAATCGATTGGACTCACATTATTTCTAAAGATAAGAAATTTGAAAAACCAACGGATCATCTGAATGAACTTCTTGGATTAAGACCAAATAGACTTCAAACAAAGTATGATTGGATGTTCACGATGATGTATCAGTTGTGTAAGTATGGGAATGCAATAACATTTATTATTCGAAGTCCAAATGGAGATATATTGAGTTTTAATCCGATTGACGTGAGTGACTACGAAATGGGTAAAGGTTATGTCATAAATGATCAATCCGTTTTTATAAAACTAAAGCGAAAATCAACAAATGAGATTATTTTAATGGATTATAACGATGTCATTCATTTGAGATCAAATCCAAACGATATTTTCAGAGGTGATATTGCTTCTGTTTCAAGTGGTATGGATTCATTTATAAAAGTGTTTGATGAAAATCTAAATGCTATGTTGAATGAACTTCAAGATAATGGTAACGTTCGTGGAATCATTACGTTGAATGGTGGTCCTACAATAGGCTCACTTAATGCAGCGGTTTTAAAAGACGATAAAGAAAAAATCAATAAGCAAGAAGAGATTGTCAAAAGAATCAAATCAACTAAGGGTGGCATTCTTGTTTTAGATGCTGGCGAAACATGGACGAAACTTGATTCACCATTTAAGACAATGACTCCAAGTGATATTGATAGTTATGTTAAATTTTTATACTCGTTTGTTGGTATGAATCAAAAAGTTATTGATGGCACGGCAAAGGAAGAAGAAATGGAAGTGTTTTTCAATAGATCTGTAATGCCGAAAGTTGAGAACATTAAAAATGAGTTCAATTTTAAATTGTTTAGTTCTGATGAAAGAAAGTTAGGACATTCAATTGAATATTATCGCAATCCTTTTGAGTATGTAGCGACTACCAAAGCACTTGATAGTCTGTATAAAGGTGCGATGTTCTTTACAAAGAATGAAATACGAACAAGTGTATTTAAATTACCTCCAGTCGAGGGCGGGGATGAATTGTTAAACAATCTCAACTTCGATACCTCTGAAGATAAAGGGAAGAAAGGAGGTGAACAACATTAACGAGAAAGTATTACGGTATTTTGATGCTGAAGTTAGGGCAAAAGATGAAGAAGGTATGATGGTTACTGGCTATGCTTTGAAATTTGAAAAACCAACGCAAATCGGAAGCGATAAATGGGGTTGGATTGAAAAGATTTCGCGTAAAGCAATGGAAACAGCAAAACTGAATGATGTTATTTTAAGTTTTAATCACTCATTTAGTAGTGTTTTATCACGAACAACCAATAAATCATTAGTTTTAAGTGTTGATGATGTAGGATTAAAATTTGAAGCTGAAATTGTAGATACTTCTTATGGAAAAGATGTTTATAAGTTAATCAAAGAAGGATTAATCAATCGAATGTCTTTTTATGTAGAAGTATTAAAGAGTGAATGGATAATCGATGATAAAGGGAATGAGTTAGATCAAAGAACGATTACATCGTTTGGTCGATTTTATGATATCGCTGCGGTCACATTTCCAGCATATGACGACACTATCATTTCAGCACGTAGTGATTTAGTAGTAATTGATGCTGATGTTCGTACACACTTTGAAAAGCGTGAATATGAACGACAAATAGAAGAACTTGAAAAAATTACAGGAGGAACACATGAGATTTAAATCAAGTACAGAAGCAAGACACTTTATTAATTCCAAAAAAGCTGAATTAGGAGTGATTGATTCAAAAATTCAAGCAAGAAGTGCAGAAGCAAAAGACGAGGCTATTACGATAGAAGCTCGCGGATTGATTATCAAAGAAGTTGAAGGTGAAGTAGCAAAACGCAATCAAATTAATGTTGATCTTGCAGAAGCTGAAAAAGAAGAAGCTGAATTACGAGCTAAAGAACAAGAACAATTTGGTATTCTTGGGAATGTTGGTTCATCTACAGTTGAAGCTAGAAATAGTTTCAGAGAAAACTTAGATGATGTATATTCTACAGTAGAATATCGAAACGCTTGGGTTCAAGCAATCAAAACAGGTGATCAATCTGAAGTTAAGCGATTAGCATCTACAGCAAAGACTAATCCTGGTAATGGTGGTGTAGTTATTCCTACAGAAGTAGCGAATAAAATTGAAACATTACTACGTAAGGGTGGAACAATTGCGGATTTATGTAGAAAAACATACCAAAAAGGTTATATCTCAGTACCTTATGAAGTGTCATCTTCAGATGCATTAGTTGCAGTTGAAGGTGCTGCAGCAGGTGCAGAAGGAAGTTATGAATTTGGTTCTGTTGATCTATCACCAGCGTATATTCGTAAATGGACTAAATTAACAAAAGAGCTTGAAGCAATGGATCCAGGTGCATTCATTGACTACTTAGCGGAAGATTTAGTTGATAAAGTTCGAGTTGCACTTGATACTAGAATTCTTGTAGGAACTGGAACTAAAGGTGTAGTTGGAGTTATTAACGCTGCAAGAACTAATGGAGTTGCTACTTTAGAAGTTGCAAGTGTTGATTTTGGTACTGGTTATGCTGCTATGTCTAAATTAGATGATGATATTGAAGCTGAAGCTGTTGTTGTAATGAATCGTGCTACTTACTTTGATCACATTATGCAATTAAAAGATTCAACTGGACAACCAATATATAGAATTATTAATGATGCTAATGGAAAACCTCAATTTTACTATGCTGGTATGAAATGTAAGTTTAACTCTTCAATTACTGCATATTCAGCTGCGGCAGCTGCAGGTACATTGTTCATGATCGTTGGAAACTTTAAAGGCTATCAATTAAATCTCCCTGAAGGTGATTTAGTTCAAATCGTTCGTGACCATTTATCTTTATCCGAAAGTGGCCAAGTTAAATATACTGCGGATTTGTTTGCTGCTGGTAATATTACGAAAGACAAACACTTTGTAAAAGTTGTTAAGGCTGCTTAATGAAAAAGTGTAGAGTTAAAGTTGATGCTGTAACTCTTGTAGCAGCTAAAGATTCGGTAGTTATTGTTAGTGATAAGCAGTTCGATCTTATTTCTCATTTGGTTGAAGAAATTACACCAAAAAAAGGAAAGAAAGATGAATCTAATGATTTGCAAAACAATCAAGTTGACTCAAAAGACGTATCTACTGATTTACAAAACAATCAAGTTGACTCAAAAGATGTATCAACCGATCAATCAACTTTAGATGAAACATCAAAAAGTGAAGTTGTGGATGATTCAACCGTTAAACAAGACGAAATTAAAGAATAAAGAAAATAGGTGGTAGTATGACACAATCGCCAACTCCAAAATCGTTAATTACAAGTAAAGTTAAAGTCTTATTGGACATTGATAATACAACATTGTACGATTCAAAACTAAATATTCTAGTAAACGGAGGTATATCCAAATTAACTAATGAGGGTATACCTTTTGAGTTTACAGCTGAGGAATTCGCTAATGATGTACCTAAAATTGATGATTATGCTATTTGTTTAAGCTATCAAGTTGCGATTGATTTGGATTTGGATGTTGATTTAAATCGACTGCAAAGTATGTATCTATCACGCGCTATTACTTTGAGAAAAAGCAATGTGGAATAAGCGTGAAGTAGATCTTATTTTTGTGGCAAAAACAAAAAATGCAAAAGGTACTCCAATTGAATTAGAAACGATAAAAAAAGTACGTTGTGATGAAATAGGTGCTTGGAGTGTTAACTATTACTCCAATCAAAACCGACGAATGCAATTATCAAATAATTTAAGAGTGGATGAAAGTCAAGTTGATGATTATCTTCAGGATGAGAAAGTATATCAACTCAAATATGTAAAATTTAATGGTCGTAAGTACCAAATCAAGAATATTCTAATTGATAAAAAATTGAGAAGAAAGAAGATTCTTGATATTGAGGAAGTGAACATAAATGAAAAAATCATTTAATCAAAAAGAGTTTATAGATTTATTGAATGCAAATCCTAATCAAATTAAGGCGCATTATAACGAACTCGATGAACTTGAAGATGGTGATTACATATTTGTTGATCGAATATCTGACTCTTCAATTTTATCGGATGATACAGCTACTTATAAAAATAATGTACTTATTAGTGTTTATTGTAAAAATGCTGATGATTTAGTCAATGTTGTTAAATATCTTAGAAATCATTTTATTTATGCACCAACATACACAAGTGAAGATGAATATAATGTCGCAAGTGGAAGTGTTGGAATATTTGTGAGTGATTGGTAATGTCAAAGAATGTTGATATCGAAGCTTTTGAGCTTGATGTTACTTTGAATTTCGAAGATAAAGTAATAAAACGTGGAGAATTAACAGCAAATGAAATTCGTAAAAATAGTCCTAAAAAACGATCTAAATACAGTAAAGGTTGGACAAGTGAGTATGATGCAGGTAAAAAAGAAGTTACCGTATATAACGAAACAGCACCAACATTAACTCATTTACTCGAAAATGGGCATTTAACGAAGAGTTTTAGAAATAAAACGAGAATTAAACCACAACCACATATTCGACCAGCAATGGAAAAAATGGGTAAAGAATTCATTGAAGACATGAAAAAAGTTAATATCGTGGTTAAGATTAAGAAACTATAGGAGGATTTCATGGGAAAAATAATCCATGGGAATAGGAATTTCGGTTATGCTGAAATTAATGTTGTAGAAGGAACAGCAAGCTTTGGAGTGCCTGTAATGTTACCTGGTATACGATCTACATCAATGGAAGTTGAACAGAGTAATAAAAAAATATACGCTGATGATATCGTTTATGCAATTCTAACTGGTGCAAAAGTTCGTAATGCTGAGATGAGTGTACTACACATTCCATCTGCATATGCAAAACTAGCATTAGGCATGAAAGAACAAGCGAACGGTATGATGGTAGATACTGGCACAATGAAGCCACATTGTATTTTCTTTGAAACAACTGAGCAAGATACTGATGCTGGAACAGAAACGCGAACATTACATTATTTGTATGAGGTTGTCGCTAAAGAACCATCAAAAGAATCATCAACAGATGAAGATGAAACTGATGCAGTTGAATTAAAGATACCATTTGAAGCTAAAGAATCAATCATCGCAAAAGATAGTGATAATAAACCTGTCCAATATGGGTATATCGTACGTACTGCAACAAACGCTACCTTGTACGATACGTTTAAACAATCTGTAATATTGCCAACAGATACTGTTGGTGCATAAAGAGGGAGAAATCCCTCTTTTCTAAAGAGGAAAGCAAAATGAAAATATTAAAACATTCATTCGAAATAGAAGATTTAGTTGTTAAAGGGGATGATATTGTTACTGAAAAATACCAACAAACATGTTATTTTTCACTTATGCATAAAGGATTCGGATTGTTTCAAAGTGAATACAAACAACCACTTTTAACCGCTTTATTTACTAAAATTAAAGACATTGGTGTTGATAGCACGATAAAGCCAACAAAAGAAGATGTTAGTGTAAATGTCGAAAAAATGAATGATGCTGATCTTGAAAACATCATAAAGCTAGTTGACGAAACATTCATAAAGGCTTTAGCGTGTTCAAGTTATTGCAAGATTGAAAATGGCAAAGTTATTAATAATGAAGTTACGCAACTTGAATTTAAAGAATCGCGAGTTTACGAATCCATTTCGTTGGATTTTGAGTTCATCATTGAGTTGATTAAAATGGTAATTGATTCGATACCTGAGAAGAATAAAAAGACAAAAGTTCAACCGCCAACTTCTAAAAAAAAATAGAGTTAACATATGAAAAAGTATGTGCAATGTGCTTAAAAAGTAAAATTAATTTAGAGTGGGCTGATCAACAAGACTGGCGAACTCTTTTTTTAATTATTGATCAAGTGGTTTCTTTGGGTAAAAAGCCTGAGCGAGAAGTTGTTGGACCACAAGAAATTAAACAATTCATAAAAGACTAGGAGGCAACATGTCAAATAACACAACTGTAAATGGACTAAATGTGAAATTTAGAGCTGATTCCGTTCAATTTGATGAAGGTGTCAAAGGAATGAATTCAGCAATTAGACTATTAAAAGTTGAGCTAACAAATGTAAATCAATTACTTAAAATGGATCCAACTAACGTTGATTTGCTTAAACGTAAATTAGATACGTTACAAGAATCTTCGCGTGTTGCTAAACTTCGTCTTGCTGAATATCAAAAAGAATTATCAGAACTAGATGCGACAGAAGTAGGCAGTCAGAAATGGCAATCTCTTCAAAAACAAATATCAAATTCTGAACGTGAAATTGCTCAGTTTGATAACCAGGTTAAGGAAACTGAAACACAACTTAAATCTGTCGAAACAACAGGTGGTAAAGCTTTTGAAAAAATTGAGCAAAAAGCTGGAGATGCTGCTAAAAAAGTAGTCGAAGTTGGGAAATCAGTTGAAAAAGTTGGTGATGCATTAATGCCAGTTACAGCTGCTATAACTGGAACATTCGCGATAGGTATAGCTGGTGCAAGCGACTTAACTGAAGCCACGAATAAAGCAAATGTAGCATTTGGAGAAAGTGCAGATATTTTACTAGAGTTTACGAAAAATGCAGATAGTAATTTCGGAGAAACACAAGCAAAAGTACTAGATACAGCAGCAACTTATGGATTACTTGGACTTTCAGTAGAGAAGACAACAGAATTAATTCAAAGAAGCGCTGATGTTGGATCACTTCAAAATAAAACATTTGAAGAGGTTTCACGTGATTTTATAAGTGGTATGAATGGATCGACAGAAGCTGTTGAAAAATATGGGATTAAGTTAAAACAAGCTGATTTACAACAATTTTTAGTTGAAAAAGGCATGTTTAGCACAAGAAAAGAAGCTGGTGCATATTTACAATCACTTGATTCCAGTGGTAAGCAATTAATCATGTATGAAAAAATTCTACATGATACAAGTAATGCAGAAGGCGATTTACAAAACAATATTGGAACATTTGCTGTTGGATCTAAAGTATTACTTGCTGAATTAAAATCACTTGCTACAGAGCTAGGACAACGGTTATTACCTTTCATGGAACAAGGGATTGCAACTGTAAGAGGTTTAGTCAAAGGTTTCGATGGATTATCAGAATCGAAAAAAGATTTAATTGTAAAAATTATGTTAGTTGTCGCAGCCTTATCGCCTATGTTAATTATGGTCGGTAAATTAATGCAATTTGTACCAACTCTACAAAAAGGGTTTATGTTACTGAAAGGTACACTTATAGGAACGACAATGCCAATATGGGCAATTGTTGCTGTTGTTACAACGTTAATTGCTATTTTTACACATTTATATACGACTAATGAAGCGTTCAGATTAAAAATGAATGAGATAGCAACACAAATTGGGCAATTTGTAAGTGGTGTACTTAATGTATTAGTTGTTATATTTAGAGATCAAATAATACCTCTGTTTATGAACATGTATCTCCAAATACTACCAATCTTTGAAAAAGCCTTCTTACTCGTTGGTCAAGTTATTTCAGAGTATTTAGTTCCAATATTTAATTCATTATGGACGATTATTAAAGTTGATGTAATTCCTATAATAATAAGGCTTTGGGAAATGTTTAATAAGTATGTAATTCCAGTTATTGTGTTATTAGCAAATATAATATTTGATGTTTTACTACCTACATTATTAAAAATGTGGGGTTGGTTTGCAGATCGTATTTTACCAATTCTAGAATCAATTGCAGGATTCTTAAAAAATGTGTTCATTGGTTTATTCAAAGCATTGTCTGGTATCTTGGAGTTCGTCATTTCAATAGTAATAGAATTATATGAAGGATTTATTAAATTATTTGATTGGTTCTTAAATTTAGGACCGATTAAAGGATTAATCAGTATGTTTCAAGAATTAGGGAATATAGTTGATTATGCTATCGGAGGAATTCGATGGTTATTGGATTCAGCTGGTAGTATCGCAAAAGATATAGGGGGTATTCTTGGATCGCTTGGTAATTCTTTTGGGGACACAGTTGGAGGGTTTTTTGATTCCGGTGGAACTGGATCAAGCGCATATGCAAGTGGTGGTATTGGTACACTGAGTTTAAGCACATCAATTAATGTCAATCATCATGGTGAACCAATAGACGAAAATCAAATTAGACAGTGGGGAAGAACTATCGCTGATGTAGTCAGTGATGAATTAGGAAGGAGAGTTTAGTATGTATCGTAAATTTTGGTTGGAGAATAAAAATGGTGACATATGGCACTTCGCTAATCAAGGTGATACATTTGGACATTCACCAACTGGATTAGGGTTGTCGAGTAACTACTCATTTATTAGACTTGGCGACAGTGAAATGACAACCTTTTTCCAGTATAATTTACAAGATATTGGGATTAAAGTACTATTCTTTGGAAAAAACAATGCTGATATATATCAAAACTATTTTAATTTCATTCAATTTCTATCACAAGAACCTCTATTATTTCACTACCAAACTCCAAACTTAGTTATTGAATCTTATTTTAGAAATGTGATTATTGTTGGATTAGAAAAGAATGAGATTCAACCAGATTCAAAAATACTTGAATGTCAATTACAGCTAAAACCATCAACACTTTGGAGAAGTTCGAAAGAAGAAGTTGTTGAGATATATTCTGGTTATGAAGATGGTAAAGCCTATCCATTAACTAGGCCGTATCATTATATTGGTAACAATGTTGAAAGAATAAAACTTTTCAATAAATCTACTCAATACTTATCACTTATTATTGAAGTCTTTGGTGTTGCGCTAAATACAACATTCAGACTTTTTGATAATAAAGGTGAATTATATGGGGTTGGTCGATTTATCGGAGAGTATGAATATATTTATGTAAATTCTTATGATGCTGAAGAAGAAATTCAACTATATGATGGTGCAGCTTATCTACCAAATCCAGCAAGTTATCAAGATTTAGAAGTCGGTATACCAAATAAAGTATTTGTAACATTTTTAAAGATTAAACCAGGCGAAAATACACTTCGTTTTTTATTTGATAATGATTTTAATGGGTATGTTGTAGTACGTTGGAGGAATGAATATGCCTCAATCTAATATCTATCGAATAAGTGTATTAGATCGATTGAATCTAGAGAAGAAGCCTCTGATTTCAGCAAAATGCTTGTCATTTAACATAAGACGAGATTCTCTTAAAAAAACAAACTCTTCATTTTTTCTTGATAAAACTCAAAGTGGTTTAAAAGAAGGTGATGTGTTAGTTTTATATGATTCATATGGAACAAAGTTATTTTATGGCGTAATCAATCGAGTTGATGGAAAATCAATTGATTGTAATCAGATTGAAAGTTTATTTAATGATCTTTGGAAATATAATGTTATAAATCAATCAAGTTTAGAAAGTACATTAAAGAAGATTATCGAAGAAGATTTTATTTCAAATAGTGATCCACTCATTAGTGACTTGTTTAGTGTGTTTACTGTAAATACAATTAGTACTACTAATGAAAATTTACCGAGCAAGGAATTTGACTATGTTAAGAATTTTGAATCTTTTATTTATAGCATGTTTAACAAGTATTTCATTCGATTTCATTTTGATTTACCGCTTAATGGTACAAATCCGAAAATTGATATTGGTAAGAAATCTTTACCACGAATTAAAATTGCGAATAATAACAATGCAACTCGGAATATTTCGCCATTAACTGAAATTTTTGAAACTAACAAGCTTATGATTTATAGCTCAGTAGGTGAGTATCGAGAAACATGGTATACATCGAACAATGGGATAACAAATAATCCAAATGAACTCACTAGGTTGACGATTGTAAAAACTAAAATAGTGTTCAGTGATGAAGAAATTAATTTAATCAAAGCTCAGAATATTCGGAATGAGATTTATAATCATAAAATCGACATTGAATTAGTTTTGAATAATAGTCTTTATAACTTTTTTGAATTTGAACTTGGTCAAGAGTTTTCTATTTGGATGAATGGATCTTATTTTGACACAATTCTTACAGGATATGAGTTAAATAAAAATATGAATGGATTTCTTGAAGTTGTAAAACTTACTTTTGGTAAAGTTCGAACTAAATTAGAAGATAAGTGGCAGGTAACTGAAGATGATTAAAAATAAGAAGTTAAATCAATTCTCGTTTGGATTAATGAATGTTCAAGGAATAACTATTCATAATACTGGTAATGAATTAAGTGCAAAAGAGAATTATGATTTAATGAAAAATTCTGTTACAAGTCATGCAACACACTTTTTTGTTGATGAAAATGAAGTTATTCAAGCAATGCCTTTATCAATTAATGCATGGCATACTGGAAAAGGTTATGATCGTGGGAATATGAGTACAATTTCAATAGAAATTTGCAGATCAACGTGTACAGATAGCCAATATCAATTATCGGAACAAAGAGCTATCAAATTGATAAAAAAACTTTTAAAAAGTTTCAAATTGGATAATAATTCAATTTATTTTCATAATGACTTTGATAAACGGAATTATTGTCCACATCGAATACTTGACATATACAAAACAAAAAATAATTTTATTGAAAGGAGATTCTTATGCTAAAAGCAATGTATGACAATGGCATTGATATTTTAACCAAGGAAGATGCATCTCTTTATGATCTTCTTGCTGGTAATATAGATTTTGTTATAAGTGGAATTGGCAATCAACTTGAAGTTATCTCTTCTGGATTAATGATTACATTAAAGACAGGTCAATGTTTAATAAAAGGTAGGCATGTCGTTGAAACACTAGGGAATACTACATTATTACTTCCAGCGTATTCATCAGGCTATATTGTAATAAGTTATGATATTACTAAAGTAAATGGACAAGAAGCTGAATTGATGTATGTTTCTTCTATAGTATCCGAAGATTTGAATAATAATGGTCAAAGAAGAGATTTCCCACTATATAGTTTCGTTTCTACAGCTGCAGTTGTTACATTATCAGATTTAAGGGTTTTTAGTTCAATAGTTTCATTAAAAGCTAAATATGAAGCTTTGAACTCACTTGTGCTAACAAAAGCGAATAAATCAATAATAGTACCAGAGACTTTATTAGCTAGCATGTGGGTTGGATCAACTGCACCTTTTACTTACTCTTTGGTGTTACCAGGAGTAACATTGAATAGTATACAAGAAATGATTCCTAGCATATCAATTACACAAATTCAACTTGATGCACTACAAAATGCAAATATTATTGATGCAGGGCAAACTATTGACACTATAAATTTAAAAGCATGGGGAATAAAGCCGACAATAGATATTCCGATCTATGTTATTAAGAGAGGAGACATTTAATGCCAAACTTAATAAAATTTGGAGGTAAAGCAAGTTTGATTACTTCACATTTATTTAAGGCAGAAGTTGGGATCTCATCTAATTTTGGGCAAACAATAACAGCTAATTCAGGATTGGTAGGTAACAAAAAGAAAGCAATTGCATCCTCTTTTTTGGTTGGTGCTAATACAAATAATCCAACATTAACTGTTACATTGCTTGGATCTAATGACGGAACTAATTTCACATCAATCGGTAGTTACACATTACCAAAAAACGATACCAGTGTGACAAAGGCAGTTTCAAAAATTCAAGAATTTGATGCAACTGGTTATACATACTTTAGATTAACTGGTTCTGGTGTATTAGCAGGTCAAACATATGGATATGGTATAACTCTTGCATTGGTTTGATTAACTGAGAGCGCTCGAAAGAGTGCTTTTATTATGCATTCAAAGGAGGCAATAATGCTAAAAAAACGAACAATCACATTTGATGGATATCGAGTTCATGTATCGGAATCAAAAGAAGATACTAAACATGATATTAAGCTTTCAATATTAGCCAATAAATATGGTCCTGATGCAGATCAGCGTGCCATGACATTCAAAGATGAGAATTTAGAAGCTCAAGGTTATAAGTTATTTGCAATGGTCAACGCTGGACTATTCTTCACTGCTAATGGAGATGCATTCACTGAAGGAATTGAAAAAGCTGAAGGTGTCTTACACGAAAGTGATGATGCTGGATTAGATAACGTTCTAGGCATAGGGTTAAGTGAAAATATGCTTTATGTATATCCGCAAAAAATATTGAAGGAACGTGAGGCTGAGTATTATGGATTAATGACAGCTGCATTTGGTTTGACTAACAATGGTTGGACAGATACACGTGGAAAAAAAGAACACCCAGGTATTTATAATTCAAAATCCGGACGAACTATTATTGGTAAGAAATTTGATGATACAACTGTCACCGCATCTTTAGCTGGAGTGACTGGTCGAAGTGGAATAACTGGCGCACGAACTGTAGCTTTAGCAAAACTATTAGGATTACGTAATGCAGTCTGTATGGATGGTGGTGGATCTGTATTTTGTATAATCGATGGTGTGGTCTATATTAATACATCTCGATTACTCAAGAGTATGTTCGCAGTTTACTACAAGGTTAAATAGGTGACGTTATGATTCAAATATACTTATCTCCATCCACTCAAACTAAGAATCTTTATTATGATAAGGTTCATACAGAAGAACAAGTTATGAATATGATAACTGATAAAATTGAACAAATCTTATCTCAGTTCAATGTAGTTGTATACAGAGGTCATAGAGATTTACCAACAACCGAAAGAGTCTTAATTGCAAATCAATTAGAAGTTGATTATTATCTAGCTATTCATTCCAACGCTGGAGGCGGAAAAGGATGTGAAGTATTCTATCAAGTTGGTACAAATCATGAAGCTCATGTGAATTTAAAGTCCAAAGATTATGCGGCTAAACTCAATAGAGATTTCTCATCTATTACATTACTCAATAGTAATGAATTAGATCGTGGAATTAAGTTTAAGAAATTCAGTGATGGTAGAGATTATAACCATGAATTAAGATCATTAATGATTCCTGCTAATCTAATAGAGGTAGAATTCCATGACACGAAAGAAGGAAGCCAATGGATATTAGATAATATTGACTTGATTGCTTTGAAGATTGCGGAATCAATCGTTAGTATTTTTAGTTTGAAACGAAAAGAAATCATTCCTGAGGATGATTATTTTTATGTTCAAACAGGAGCTTTTAAAAGCTTAGCCGAAGCAGAACTAGAAGCAAAAAAAATATCCAATTTATCTGGCCAAAGTGTGGGGATTAAATATGGGGATAAGAATTCACTTAAGTGGATTAAAAGTGTTAAAAAATGATGATAAGTGGGAGATAAATATGGATATTAGCCGCATCATACTTGAATACTGGATCCATTTTGTATTAGCTTCAATCTCATCTTTTCTAACTTATCTGTTCCTTAAACTAAATAAAAAATTCAAGCAATTTCAAGAACGTGAAAAAGCGACAGAGAATGGCGTACAAGCTCTTTTAAGAAACGAAATTATAAAAACTTACAATCATTACTCTGAACGCGGTTTTATGCCAATACATGAACGCGACAATATAAATCATTTGTATACTCAGTATAAAAATCTTGGTGGTAATGGGACTGTTCCAAAGCTTATTGAAGAGCTTGAAGAGTTACCAGTTCACGATATATCAGTAAAAATGAAAGGAGATATAAAATGAATGAATTCTTTTCGTGGGAGTTTCTAGCTACATTTGCTGGAAGTATTGCTTTTGTAACAACTGTTACTCAAGTGATTAAATACTACTTACCCAAAATAGAACCAAAGTTTATTGCGTTAGGCGCTGCGCTGTTCGTAACATTTGCAATTCAATTACTGTTCTATAAGGATTTATCGCTTGAAGGACTAGTGTTAGCATTATTCAATGTGTTCGCGGTTCTGTTCGGTTCCATAGGGACGTTCGAAGCGATAGTAAAACCTGTAGTAATTAAATTAACAAATAGCTAACAAAATTAGTGGCCTTAATGGTCACTTTTTTAATTTAAAAATATCAATAATTAATGTTTACTGAAATTAATATGAATATTGAAAAATCACGAATCATTTATATATTAAGTCTTTAAATATTTAAATAAATTACCAATAGCAAAAAGATAATGTTTATGACTTGAAATTTGTTAAAGACGTATTCCAAATTGATGATCATATTTATAAAGAAATTAGACTAACAGAACATATTAGAGAATCTTTACTTGGAATATTTTTTTGAAAGACTTCTAAATTAAATATTTGATTAAACTTCGATAAAATTTATATAGTTTATTCTTTGATAGTTATCTTTAGATAATTAATAGTAGTCGAAGAAATCATTTGTAAATCTAGATAGATCTTCTTATTGCTTCCTTTCCCTTAAGTATTAAAATCACTTAAGTTATATCGTTAACATAGAATTTTTACAGTAAAAAAACCTGCAGAACGACACATTTGTGAACTATTCTGCAGGAAATATACTATGAATTTAAAACTTATTGTTTTTTAATACTATCTAAAAATTCTACTCTTTATTTAATAATGCAAAATAAATTTGACAAGATAAAATAATTTAACCAACTTTAAATGGTACACAATCTTCCTTCATTAATTGTGAAGTATAAATATAATAAAGAAAGACTCTTGGACCACCAGCGGTTGGATAACCATAAACAGCTTTTTGTGTAACATTTATATATTTTCTAATTGCTAACTTAAAGTAATCATACCCATTTGGTGCACCACAATATGTTCCACCACTTTCTACAACTCCACCATACCCAACACCAACTGAGAAGCTAGGACCTACATTAAAAGAAAATGAAACTGTAATATTTGGACCAGTATTATTATTTTTATAATACCAACCACCTCCGCCTGCTCCGAATTTTCTCCCTTCAGGTAATTGCCCTGCAAGAGTCTCAACTGGTGTTTTTTGAACTACTTGAGTAACAACATAGTCATACTTGTAATAAATAGGTACCTCCAAAGGTATAATAATAAAATCATTAATTTTTGGTTCTTCAGTGAAATTGTTGGTAATATCACTAAATAATTGCGACTCTGATATATTATTATTTAATGCGGCTACTTCCCTGAACTCAATACTAACAATGAAAACCAAACAAAACAAAAATAATCTTCTTAGAAAATTTCTATACATAAGCCCACCCTTTCATAGAATTTCTTCTATTAAAATAATTGCATCAAAACTAGTTTGTTGTCAAGTGGATTGTAATTCATCGTTTTATTTTGATATAATGCAATAAAAGGGTGGAACTTATATGATAAAAAGGCTTTTTGCAATTATTTTATTTTTGCTTATTTTAATTTGGTTGTCTTGGGAAGTCTATTTCAAGAAAATAAATATGCCTATACAGAACAAAGTTGTTTTGGGTACATATGTTAACTTAGAAAATACTCCACAAAGCATAACTTTTGATTTAGATGGAAATTATTGGCAATATGAAGGCTGTAATTTAGTGAATACTGGCAGTTTCTCAAAAGTTAAAGAAAATATTTATGAACTTGAGAATAATGATTTAAATCCAATGATTGGAATTGAGAATGATCGCTTTTTTTATAAAATTAAGATAGATATGAATGAAGAATTGTTTGAATTTAAATTATCCTCAAAAATTCCAATTTATCAATCAACAGATTGTGAATAAAATTGCAAACTCATCTATAAGCTATTAAAAGTTACAAATACTTTAAGATGTTTACTTGATCTTTGAATGAAATCACATATAAAGTTTGAGACAAATATGAATTTACAATAAAATATGGTTTTTAGATAGCAATAATAGAGAAGTTAGGTCAAGTGAACTTCTCTTTTAAGTGTTGAATACTATATTTAGATAGACAAAATAACAAAGTGTATTGTATATTATAAAATTTATATTATTTAAAAATGCGATTTATTGTACTTTATTATCATTTTATTAATCTAATAATGAATATTCGCTAGAAAACATATAGAATTTTAGATGACATAAAGCAAATAAAAAAGAGAATAATGTGATATTAAATGAATTTGTGTACCCACTGTGTACCCACGAAAATAAAAAACCCTTATAAAATAAGGGTTAAACGCTACTGGCGGAGGACATGAGATTCGAACTCACGGAAGCTTGCACTTCGCCACCTTTCCAAGATGGTGCCTTAAACCGCTCGGCCAATCCTCCAGAGGCAAATATTATTATACATAAAACAAAGTGTCTT